ACAATCGGTATCGGCCTTATGAACGGCGACCGATATTCAACTATGGCAAACCGCATTGTTGACCGCGTGGACGGCGACTATAGAAAGGCAATCCGAATTGCCCGGACGGAAGCCCACAGGGTGCGCGAAATGGGCAACATGGACGCGGCCCTGCGCGTAGACGAAGAGCTTCAGAAGGGCAGTACAGGCCTGCGCATGGTGAAGACCTGGCGCACGATGAAGGACGAAAAGGTACGCCCGCAGCGCGCGGCATACAAGCGCAAACCGGGCGTGAAGCCCCGCAAGAAAAACACGGCAGGCTGGCGCAGCATGTTAAACGGCCCCAATCATGTAAAGATGGAGGGCCAGGTGCGGCTTGTTACGGAAAAGTTTGACCTGGGCAGTTATAAGGGCGCGAAGGTTGAGGCAATGGCCCCGACATTAAGCGGCGTTGCTGCACATGACATTCAATGCCGCTGCTATGCTTCTGAAGAGCTTATGTCAGATGAACAATACTTCAAGCTGACGGGAAAGCATTTTCCGGGCTACGAAGAGGCGAAAAAAGCGGCTGGAACGGTTGAAAATTCTGGAAATGGTGATATAATTAAACCGTACAAAGTTATTACGGGCCATGAAGAAACCCCCAAAGAATTCGAAGCTGGCGGTGTTATTGACCGGAAGGACAGCGCGGGAATTGTAAAGGTAAGAAGCTTTTACGGCGCGGATAAATTAAAGGCAAAAGACATACACACAACCCCGCACAACAACCCGAAGCTCCACGCCTACGGCAATAATGGCGAACATGTTCATACTTACGAATGGAACGCGGATGGAACGTTAAAGAATAAGACTACCAGGGAACTTAATGCTGAAGAAAGGAAAAACAACGGTGATATTCTATGAATAGAGCTACGCTTAAACGGATCATTGTGGAATGCTGCAATGATGTTGTATTTTCCTACAACGGCAAGCCTTCAGGTGTTACATCCGAAGTATATAATTCCGTTCCTGTTTTTCAAGTGTGGCACGGAAGCGAAACCAAAGATTACACCGATGTTGACATGCTGATAAAAGACAAGTTTTTCAGCGGTAAATCGTTGATGGATCTTGTGGGCTTTGTGGAATTCGAATTTATGTAATTCAAAGCGCTTTGCGAAATGCAAGGCGCTTTTTTCATGCCCTGAAAACTGAATAACCTACTACAGGCAACCCTTCGCGGGGTTGCCTTTTCTTATGCTGTTGTAGCTCAACAGGCAGAGCAGCGCACTTGTAATGCGCAGGTTCGGGGTTCGATTCCCCGCAACAGCTCCACCCGTGGCGTGAGAAACCACGGGCTTTTTCATTGGGTTGCCTCCTTCATATGCCGCAGCCCGTAAAAGCGGCACTTCCCGAAACACACATTGCACCCTTTGACTTTCATGTACTCCTCCATCATTGGTGGGAAGCCCCGGCGAAAATCCGGTTGGGCCTTTGAAAGGTAACAGCGCCAAAGGGCGTTTTTACATGTGGGCGTGACCTTGCGAACTCTTTTATGTGGGCGCGTGATCACGAACTCAAAAAATACACATGTGGGCCTGCAATGCGCAGGAACTCAGAAAGGATTGTGAACGATGAGCATTGACGAACTGAAGGCATTACTGGAAGCCGGAACGATCACGAAAGAACAGTTTGTGGCGATGGCGAAAGCAATTGACCCGAACTATTCCGAAGAAGATCCCAACAACGAACCCGAAGCCAACCCGGACGGCGACGGCGAACAGGGCAACGAGCCTGACTTTGAAAAGATGATTCAGCGGGCCGTTGACCGCGCAACACACAAATTGGGCAACGACAATAAAAAGCTCAGGCAGCAGCTTGAAGCCATTAAAAAGGCCAAATTGACCGAAGCAGAAGCGGCGGAACTGGAACGCCAGGAACGCGAAGACGCGCTTGCAGAGCGTGAGCGTGCTTTGCAGGAAAAGGAAAACCGCCTTTACGCCATTAAGGCGATTGAAGCGGCAGGCCTGAACGACGGCAGCGGGCGCGTTATGGAACTTGTGGATTTCGTGATTGCCGGAAACGAAACAGAGATTGACGCAAGGGTAAAAGCCTTTGGTGCGTTGGTCAAAAAGATTGTCAAGGCTGAAGTTGACAAGACTTTCAAACAGCACGGGCGAACCCCTGAACAGGGCGCAGGTGCAGGCGACAAAAACCCCTGGACGAAAGACGGCTGGAACATTACCCAGCAAATGACGCTTGAAATGACAAACCCGGAGCTTGCAAAGCAGATGAAAGCGGCTGCGGGCGTAAAGTGAAAGGAGAATAACAAACTATGGCTCTGAATGCTATTACCACAATTGCCGATATGCAGATTGTACCTGAGAAGTTTTCTGCATACGTGACCGAAAAGACCACCGAAAAGAACGCAATGGTTAACGCTGGCATTGCATCCGGCGACGCAACCGTTGCACAACTGATTAACGGCACTCCCGCAGGCGGCAGATACATTACGATTCCCGCATGGCAGCCCCTGGACGCTTCTACTGAGGAAGATGTATTCGGCGAGGATGCCGTATCTGTTGGCGGCATTACCACAAGCGATTCCCGCGCAACCCTGCTGATTCGTCAGAAGGCCTGGGGCGATACTGACCTGGCCCGCGTGCTGGGCGGCGCAGACCCGATGGCTGCAATCATTAACCAGATGGCAGACTGGCGCAACACCCGCGAACAGAAGATTTACCTGGCTATCCTGAAGGCTATCCTTGATCCGTCCGCTGGCGCTCTGAAGGCACATGTTAACGACATTTCCTCCGGCAGCGGCGAAGCAGCCTACATTTCCGAAGGCGCAACCCTGGATACAAAGCAGGCCCTGGGCGATGCTTACGGCTCCCTGGGCATGGTATTCATGCATTCCGCTGTATACACTTACCTTCAGAAGAAGGGCCTGATTACCCGCAACCCGATTTTCGATCCGTCCCAGTCTCAGATCGAAATGGAGCGCTATATGGGCTACAGAATCATTGTTGACGACGGTATGCCCGTAAACGAAGGCGTATATGATACCTACATCCTGGGCCAGGGCGCATTTATCCGTCAGGACGGCATGCCGCAGGGCCTTGTAGGTACTGAAACCGACCGCGACAAGTTCGAAGCAAAGAACTACCTGATTAACCGCTGGTGTCAGATCATCCACCCGCGCGGCTTTGGCTGGGTTCCGGATGAATCTACCACCCTGAACAGCGCTAAGAAGTATCCGAACAACATTGACCTTGCAACCGCTGCAAACTGGAAGCTCACCACCCACCACAAGCACGTTCCGATTACCGCCCTGCGCCACAAGATCGGTTAAACAGCGGCGGAATCAAACGAAAGGAGGGATTCGTATGAGCTGTCATTTCCATTTGCTTAGAAGGCGCAAGGCTGCGCTGAAGGCCGCAGAGGCCCCGCAGAGCGCCACAATGGCAGAAGTGAAGGCAAATACCCCTGAAAAGGGTACGGCCTCGCAGAAGGGCAGCAAGGCCCGCAGAAAGGATGAAGCCAAATGACGGTGGAAGCATTGAATGCGGCAGGAATCCCGATTGCAAAGGGCAATGCGCTTGCTGTGCTTACGGCAGAAGCTGCGCTTGACTGGATGCAGGAACATACCACGCTTGAATTCAACAAAGAGGATGCGGAGAGCTTGAAAGCCCTCCCTTCCTGCGCAAAGCTGTTTATTGTGAAATACGGCGAAACGATCAGTTTGAAGCAGGGCGTGGCAAGCCAAAGCATCGAAGGCATGAGCATGAGTTTTCATGAAGGAAACCGTACTTCGCAGATTATGCAGCTTGCAAACGCGCTGCTAGGCCCTTATATGAAGAGCCAGGTTCGCGTATTCCCTGCGAAACGGCGGTGGTAAACGTGGGCGTAAAGATCAAAACAGTCAAGAATGAATTCCCGAAGATGAAAGCCCGCCTTGAAGACCTTGATGGCAAGGGTGTAGAAGTTGGCGTTCTGAAGGGTGAACACACCTGGCTGGCTGCTATCCATGAATACGGCTGTGATATTAAAATTACGCCGCGCATGCGCAAGTTTCTGCATTGGAAGGGCCTGCATGTAAAGGACAGCACAACCGAAATCAAGATTCCCGAACGCTCCTTTTTGCGCGGTGGATTTGATGCAAACGAAGGTAAGCTTGTGAAAAAGGCAGAGTTGCTGCTGGGCGAAGTTATTGACGGACGAATGTCTGCGGATGGCTGTTTTGAAGCCCTGGGGAGTGATTTTCGGGACAGGATCAGGGACTACCTGGTTGAACTGGACAAGCCTGCAAACCACGAATATACCCTTGAACACAAGAACACATCCAATCCCTTGATTCGCACGGGTAACATGCTGGATGGCATTACATGGAGGAAAGCGAAATGAACAGGCAGTATTTTGATTTTTCAAGCCTGGTTTTTGATTTCTCCAATACCTTTGAAGTGGTGACGCGCACAAACGCGGGCTACAACGATGCCGGGGATTGGACAGAAGGCCAGGAAACGCGCACCGAATACACGGGCGCGATTATCGCATTCAAGGAAAGCAAAGTGTTCAGAAGCGAAGGCGCAATAACGGCCAAAGACAAGCGGCTGTTTATGCTTGAAGCACTTCCGCAGGCGCTTGTGGGCGCAAGTGTGGAATACAAGGGAAACAAATACACGATTGAAAGCGAACACGAAAACGCCGAATTTACGGGCGTGTACGCTTACTTTCTTAGGTGGGTGAGTGCATTTGATTGATTACAAAGCTATGCGGGAAACGATTGCGACCGGACTGAAGGCGCAAATCGGCGTTCCTGTAATTCGCGGCAATCAGACCGCGCCCGCCCCGCCTTATCCCTTTGCATCCTACAACGCAACCACGATTGCAGGCGCAAACAACGGCACATGGCAGCAGCACGAAGACGGCATTGACCGCCTTATGGTGAAAAGCACATGGAGCTTCAGTTTCCTTTCGGAGGACTACGACGAAAGCGTAAACCTTGCAATCAAGGCCCGTGAATGGTTCAGCCATAGCGGGCGGGCATGGCTTGCGGCGCGCGGGATCACAGTACAAAGCACAACAGAAATCACAAACAGAGACAACATCTTAACCGTTGAGTATGAACGCAAAAACGGTTTTGATGTTGTTTTTTATGTGTTCGACAAGGCAGAAAACCTTGCGGATACATACGGCACAATTGAGGGCGCAGAAATCGCCCACGAAATGAACGACTAGACAAGGGAGGAAAAGACAAATGGCTTACGACGTAAAGGTAAAGATTGACCTTGCAAAGCCGATTGGCAAGATTGGCTTCGGCGTGCCGCTGATTCTGGCAGAAAACGCCGAAACAGCGGTTGCATATACCGAAGTTTCGAATATTGCAGAAGTGGCAGCGGCTGGTTTTGCCGCTGAAACAAACGCACACAAGGCAGCACAGCTTCTTTTTGCCCAGGCAAACGCCCCGAAGCAGATTGCCGTATGCGCTGTAGCAAGCGGCGCGGTTGCCGCCCTGGCAGACCCGGCAATTACAAACAAGGGCTGGCGACAGCTTATCGTTGTAAACGGCGGCGAATCCGCAAGTGATGTTTCTGCAATCAGCGCAGCGGTTGAGGCCCTGGAAGGCAAGATGTATTTTGCAAACCTGGATGTAAACGACAGCGCAACCGCTATTGCATCCGGCGCACGCAGAACCGTTGTATTCTACTGCAACGCAACTGAAGCGGCCCCGGTTCCCGTTGCCGCCCTGGTAGGCGAAACCGCAGGCCGTGCCGCTGGCAGCTTCACTTACAAGAACCTGATTCTGTCCGGCATTGAACCGCAGGCCCTGACCGACGCACAGATTACCGCAATTCATAAGAAGGGCGGCATTACCTTCGTTCAGAAGGCAGGCGACAACGTAACCAGCGAAGGCAAGGTTGCAGGCGGCGAGTACATCGACGTAATTGACAGCGAAGACTACATTGTCCAGCAGATGACCTACAAGACACAGAAGGTATTGAACAACGCCGCAAAGGTTCCTTATGACAACAACGGCATTGCAATGCTTGAAAGCGTGGCCGTGGATGTGCTTCAGGGTGCTTACAACAATGGCATGATTGCCATGAATGCAGACGGCACACCCGCCTATGCTGTGTCCTATGCCCTGCGCGAGGATACATCTGAAACCGACCGCGCCAACCGCGTATACATGGGCGGCAGCTTCAAGTTTAAGCTTGCTGGCGCAATCCATGAAACCGAAATTCACGGCGAAATTACTGTTTAAGGAGGTAAAAGAACATGTTTGTTGCAAACTATGATGCAAAAGATACTTCCATTATCGTAGACGGCACTTATATTACTGGCCTGGGCGAAGATATGATTTCCGCTGAAAAGGAAGAAGACTTCTTCACTCCTTCCGTGGGCGCACAGGGCGATGTGGTAAAGAGCGCAATTAACAACAGCCTGGGTACTGTGTCCATTTATGTACAGCCCACCAGCCCCTCTAAGGGCTTCCTGCTGGGCCTTGCAAAGCGCAGCGAACCCTTCCCGCTGTGGGCAGTAAACAAAAAGCTGGGCGAACGCGTGGGCGGCACTATGGCCAACCTGCTTTCCTTCCCGGAATTTGCACGCGGCGCTGAAGCTGAAGACATGGAATTTGTATTCCAGGTATTCGACCTGACTGTAGAAGCAGGCTAAAAACAACACACGGGCAGCAGGCAAAACAAACGCCTGCTGCTTTTTGTTTGAATAATTAGGAGGAAAACATCATGGCAAAGAAACCCTACACGGTAGAAAAAGAAATCAACGGCAAGAAATACATTGCACAGTTTAACGGCCTTTCCGCTGCGCTTGATGCTGTAGACAACTGCTACATTGACGGCAGTAACAATATCTCCACGGGCAAGATGGCAAAGTACCTGTTTGAACACGTCATTGTCGACCCGAAGGTAACGGTTGACGACTTTGACAGCCTGGAAGAGCTTAACGCCGTGACGAACTTCGCCCGCGAAGTGATGCAGGGAAATTTTCGAAACGAAGCGCACGAAGGCGCAACTGGCAAAAAGAGTTGAAAATAATTGGCAATGTTGGCGGCTGATTTTATCTGATTGCGGGGGCTTTGATTACAACACCGTGTTTTATCAAATGACCCCGCAGCAGATCAGCGAAGCGAACATAGCCCTTGACAAGGCGATAAAAGCGCAGAAGAATGCGCAGAGGCGCGGCAAAGGGAGGTGAGTTTGTATGGCGGTAGTGCGCGAGGATGTTGTCCGGCTTGGCTTTGAATACGATTCAAGGGCATTCGACAGGGCAAATGATTCGGTTGACGATTTGCTGGACGGCGTAAAAGAAGTCGGCGGCAAAAACGGCACAGGAAAAGCAGAAGATGGCTTTGAAGATGCTGCAAGGGCCGCAAAGAAATTCGGCGGTACGGATTTAAGCAAACTGTCGGACGGGCTTGACAAAATCGTAAGTTCTACTGGCAAATTTGCCCTTGCTGCTGGAAAGACATTGGCAAAGGGCCTTGCGGCTGGCGTGGCCGTGGGCGCTGCGGGCCTTGCAGCACTTGGAACGCAGGCGATTAAAAGCTATGCTGAATATGAACAGTTAATTGGCGGCGTTGATACGCTGTTTAAGGATAGTTCGAAGATGGTTCTGGAGAATGCAAACGACGCATTCAAAACTGCGGGCCTTTCTGCAAATGAATACATGTCTACCGTTACAAGCTTTTCTGCAAGCTTGATTCAGAGCCTTGGAGGCGACACAAAGAAAGCGGCCTCTTTGGCAGATCAGGCAATTGTTGACATGTCCGACAACGCAAACAAGATGGGAACGGACATGGGTATGATTCAGAACGCATACCAGGGCTTTGCAAAGCAGAACTATACCATGCTTGACAACTTGAAGTTAGGCTATGGTGGTACAAAGGAAGAAATGCAACGCTTGCTGAAGGATGCCGAAAAGCTGACTGGCAAGAAATACGACATTTCGAACTTTGGCGACATTACTGAAGCAATCCATGCAATTCAGGTTGAAATGGGCATTGCGGGAACGACTGCAAAGGAAGCAAGCGACACAATCCAGGGCAGCGCGCTTGCAATGAAATCTGCATGGATGAACTTTATCGGCGGTATGGCGAATGAAGACGCAGATTTCGACCAGTTACTGGACAACCTGATTGAAAGTGTTATTACATTCTCAAACAACCTGATTCCGCGCATTAAAAAGATGCTCCCGCGACTTGTGCGCGGCCTTACCGAAATCGCAAAGGTTATCGGCAAGGAACTTCCCGGCATTCTCAAAAGTATTCTGCCCTCTTTGATTGACGGCGGTATCAGCCTAGTTAAATCGCTGGGTTCTACGCTTGTGGACAATATGGGTACATTTAGGGATATTGGCCTTTCCATTGCAAGGATGATCTACAAGGGCATTACCGGAAAAGAAATGCCTGTTGAAATGTTTGCAAACCTGAAGGTGAAGCTGTATGAAATCAGCGTGGCGGCAAACAAGATCATCAACGGCTTTATTGACTTTGGTAAGAAGTTGTGGGATGCGGTAGGCCCTGCGCTTCTGCTGATTGCAAACATTGCCATTGATTCCTTTGTGTGGATTGGCGACAACATCAATTGGATTCTTCCCGTGCTGGGTTCCTTGCTGGGCGCGCTTCTGGCCTTTAAGGCCGTTTCGAAAGCAACGGCTGCGCTGAAGGGCTTTATGGGCCTTTTCGGTAAGAAAGGCGCAGCGGCTGGCGCAGGCGGCGAAGGCGGCGGGCTTATGGGCGGCAGCGGCGGTATTTTCAGCATGAAGCCCGGACAGGTATTAAAGGGCCTTGCAAATATCGGTATTATCGTGCTGGGCCTGGGCGCATTGGCCGCGCTTGTTATGTGGGCCGCGCCGTACATGGCAGAACTTACAGATGCCGGATCACTTGGCGAAGTGATAGCTGCAATTGCTGCGGTTGGCGTTGTGGGCGGCTTGCTTACAAAGCTGGCGGGCAGCGTGGGCGCAATTCCCGTATCCGTAGTATCAAAGGGCCTTGCGAATATTGCAATTGTAATGCTGGGCATGGGCGCGCTTACCGCTGTAATTATGTGGGCTGCGCCGTACATTGCGGAACTGTCCGACATGAATACAACCTTCAAAGTGCTGCTTATGATTACTGCGGTTGGCCTTGTAGGTTCTGCGCTTGCTGGCCTTGCGGGCCTTATCGGCGCGATTCCGATTGCGGTGGTACTCAGCGGCCTTGTAAACATTGCAGCGGCGCTTGCGGGCTTTACGGCGATTGTAGAAGCTTTCGGCCTGCTTTCGCAGATTCCGGGCTTCAGCGAATTCCTTTCAAAGGGCGGCGAAGTGCTTGCTGAAATTTGCCGTATTATCGGCGAAATGGCAGGTTCGATTATTGGCGGCATTGGGGAAGGCGTTACAAACTCCCTTCCGGCAATCGGCGAAAACCTTTCTTCGTTTGCAACATCCATTCAGCCGATGTTTGATACCTTCGCAGGCGTGGATTCCGCAGGCCTGAAGGATTTTTCCCTTGCACTTGCGGCGCTTATTGGCGTTATTGCAGGCGAAAAGCTTGTAAGCGTAATTACAGGCGGCATTAACTACGGCGAATTGGGTTCGAACCTAAACACCCTTGCAACGCACTTGTCCGGCTTCTTTGGAACCATTATGGCCTTCCCTGATGGCGGCTTTGAAAAGGCTACTGCGCTGTTTGACTGCCTGGCAGGCATTAAGGGCCTCCCGAAAGAAGGCGGCATTGTAGGCTGGTTTGAAGGTGAAGTTGACTATGCAAAGATGGCAACGGGCCTTGGATATTTGTCCGGCGAAGGCGTAAAGAGCTTCTTTGCAATGGTTGCTAGCCTGGATGATACGGCGTTTGCAAATGCTACAAAGCTGTTTGACTGCCTGGCAGGCATTAAGGGCCTCCCGCAGGACGGCGGCGTTGTCGGCTGGTTTATGGGCGAAGTAAACTTTGAAAAGATTGCAAGCGGCCTTCAGGCCCTGGCAAGCGAAGGCATGGTATCCGCCCTGACTACAATTGCAAGCATCCCGGCTGAAGGCTTTACGGCGCTTACAAACCTGTTTAATGCATTGGCTGGTATAACTGCCCTCCCGAAGGATGGCGGCATTTTCGACTGGTTTACAGGTACAGAAACCGAAAGCCTTACTGCTGTAGCAGGCGCATTGCCGGGTGTGGCAACGAACATCGCAAGCTTCTTTAAGAACATTGGCGACAGAACCGACTTTTCGCCGATTAAGAATCTGTTTGATACTTTGGGCAACATCGACATTGATGCAGATGCAGCAAGCAAGGGCTTCCTGGGCCTGGGTACTTCGGACTTTGAAAAGATGGGTAGCGGCCTTTCTAGCTTTGCAACAAACGCCGCAACGTTCTTTACAACCGTAAAGGAAGTATCGCCGGAAATGATGTCGTCTTTCTTTGATGCATTGGGCAAGGCTGGCGATTTGCCCGCAAAGCTTGAAGAAGCAAACGGCACAATGGGAACTACGCTTGTAACAATGATTGAAAACGTGCGCCTGAGCTTGCAGACAATGAAAACCACCATTGAAACGCAGCTTGCGGCCTGCGCAACGGCAATCAGCGACAAAATGGACGCTTTCTATATGGCGGGCGTTGACCTTATGAACGGCCTTAATTTGGGCATTCAGAGCATGCGATCTACGCTTATGTCTACTGCGCGGGGCATTGCCTCTTCGATCAAGAAAACAATCGACGAAGCAATGGACATCCATTCCCCGTCGCGCGTAACGTTCGAAAGCGGCTCCTTTATCGGCCTGGGCCTTGCAAAGGGCATGCAAAGCACGGTTCCTGAAATCAAAACCGCATCGGCGGAAATGAGCTATGCAAGCATTCCGTACATCGGCAGCTATAGCCCGGAATCTGACGCAGCGGTATACAACAGCGGTGGAAACAGCGAATACACAACGATTTCACCCAGCTTCAACCTTACAATCAGCGGCACGCAGGACGACCGCGCAACCGCGCGCAAAGTCAAGCGCTATGTTGCTGAAGCAATCAAGGAAACCTTTGAAAGCCTTGAAAGAAAAACCTATGCAATCAGGGAGGTGTAAATTGTGGCAATACTCAACGGGCTTTATGTGCATGTAGTGTCCGAAAACCTGATTCGGGATATTGACGCAACCTCCCACCCTGTAGAAAGCGGAATCCCTACAACCGATACTGTGCGGGCGCGGGCGGTTTCGCTTTCGCTGGGCGGCAAGATCGTAGACTATGGCACGATGAAAGCCGAACAGGTGATAGAAAAACTTAAAACCTTGCAAAAATCCGGCTCCCTGATCCAGTATCAGGGCCGGAATGTTGTTTCCAGCCTGCAAATTGTAAGCTTTGAAACCGAACACCCGAACACAAACAGCGGCGGCGCAGATTTCAGCATGGAACTTGTGGAAGTGCGCATTGCAAAAAGCGCCTATGTTCCGAAAAAGGAAAGCACAAAGAAGCAGGAAACGGCGGCAAAAAAGGAAGCTGTGAAGACAATCAAAGTCGGCGACAAGGTTGTATTCAAGGGCGGGCCTGTATATGTGTCAAGCGATGCAAAAAAGAAGGCCGCTACCCGTGGGCGCAGCACATGCAAGGTAACGATTATCAGCACAAAAAGCTATTCTGTGCATCAATACCACCTGATTTCCTCCGATGGCGGCAAGGTTTACGGCTGGGTTGACAAGGCAAACATTGAAGGCGCGACAAGCACAAGCACAAGCGGCAAAACAAACGCCGGAACACAGCAGACGAAAGCAAAAAAGGTTGCATCCAGTACGGCAAAAAACATTAAAAAGACCACGAATGAGATCAAGAAAATTTCGGGCGGCGGCAGCAAGAAAACAACCGCTTCAAAGATGACGAAGTAACAGAAAGGGGCAAAAAAAGCAATGAATGATGAATTGATCACGCTTGAAATCAACAAAGACCTTTTGCCCTATTACTGCGATATTGTGCTGGGCGGCGAACTTTTCACGCTGCATTTTGCCTATAACGCCGCAGCGGAACTTTTCACAACGGATCTTTACAAAGGCGGGGAATTGATTTGCGCCGGGGAGCCGATTGTATACGGCGTGCCGCTTTGGGCGGATGTGTACCGCCCCGGAACATTCCCGAATGTGGCAATTATCCCGCTTGACCCTTCCGGCGAGGCAAATGCCGTAACCTGGGACAACCTTTGCGAAACGGTGCTTCTGGTTGTTACGGATTGGGAGGTTGAAGAAAATGCCTGATACCTCCCGCGCCGTAATGCAGGACGGCAAAAACAAGGCCCGTTCCGCACTTGTAAAAGCCTTTGATACCTGGACAACGCCCTACGACATACGCCCAAACGGCGTATTCGGCAGCGTGGCGACAATTAAAAGCGGCCAGGTAACAATATCTTCTGAAACGCTGGATGTGGAGTTTGATGTACCCTTTGACGATGACATGGAAGCGAACGAAGCTGAAATTGTGGTGTATAACCTTTCGGACAACACCATTAAACAGCTTAAAAAGAACGCTGAAATTACGATCACGGCGGGCTATACGGGCGACACGGGCGTTTTGTTCAAGGGCTATATCAGCAAGGTAAAAACCACCCGCGAAGGCGCGGACAGGGTAACAAGCATTTATGCCCTGGACGACATAAAGGAGCATAAGATTGAAAGCCTTTCCTTCAAGGCGGGAACAAAAGCAAGCTATATTCTTGAAACGTTGATCAAGAAAACAGGTATCCCGGTTGCGGTATTCAAAGTGCGCCGGGATCACACATATAAGGATGCCGAAACTGTTGACGGTGATTTGATGAACAATATCAAAAAATACGCCACGGTTTGCGGTATTTCTGTTTATGTGAGTAAAGGGAAAATCTACGCCCGGTACATCAAGGAAGGCGACAACATCAACTTCAATGTGAATACCGATACGGGCATGATTGATTCCCCGGCAGCTTACACGGAAGAAGTAAAGGCCGAAGACTTCAAAGAAACCGTAAGCGGCTATGAGGTTGAAATGCTGCTTCAGCACAGAATGTGCGCCGGGGCAATTGTAAACCTGAAAAGCAGGGATGCAAACGGCAAATTCCGCGTATGCAGCGGACAGCACAGCTTTTCAGCCTTTGAAGCTGTGACGAAAATCAAAATGTATTAAAGGAGGCGCAGCGCATGGGAAATCTGAGTTTTGTTTCAAGAGCGATTGAAGAAAGACTTCTGGACATGCATTGCGCCTATATTGGCAAAGTGACATGGACAGACGGCAGCACGGCAACGGTGCAGCCCCTGGGCCTGATTAAGGAAAGCGGCAGCACGGCAACGAAGACGCAGGCGGTTGTTTCAAATGTGCCTGTAGCGTGCAGATACAAGCTTTCTGAAAAAACAATTACATACGCTGTGGATGCTGCGGGCAATACGCGCACACAGAAAATCGCCGTACCAACCGAAATCAAAAAGGGCGATTTGGTTGTGTGCATGTGCGCAGACCGGGATATTACAGAGGCGCGGCG